CTTTTGTATACGGAGATTTATGGTTAGACACTAGCAATCTTGAAATTTATCCTGTGCTAAATCGTTGGGAATCCGTCAACGGTGTAGATCAGTGGGTTCAAATTGATAACACAGACCAAACTACCGAAAACGGTATCTTGTTTGCTGATGCACGTTGGGCTCCAAACGGCACAACTGATCCTGTCACAGATAATATCCCTACTATCGCCAGCTTGTTGGTCAGCAGCTACTTGGATATAGATGCTCCTGACGCAACTGTTTATCCAGCTGGAACTCTGCTGTGGAATACACGTAGAAGTGGTTTCAATGTTAAAACATTCCAAGCTGACTACTTTAATGCATCTGACTTTTCTGTAGAAGCGTATGATACAACTACAGCTTACGTAAGCGGCAACAAAGTTCTTTACAACGGTATAATTTATGTTGCTATTGCATCTGGTACAGGCAACTTGCCAACCAACACTAGTTTTTGGTCAATACTAGAAACTAATGCCTGGGTAAATGCCAGCGGTAATCGTGCAGACGGTTCGCCATACATGGGTCGATTGGCAGTGCGATCTATTGTTGTAGCTGCACTAAAATCAGCTATCAATACACAAGACACCCTGAGAGAAGAACAAAATCAATTCAACTTGTTGGCTTGCCCTCAGTACCCAGAACTGATTACCAATATGGTTGCACTTAACAATGAGCGTAGCAATACAGGATTTGTCATTGGTGATACACCATTGCGCCTAGATGCTTCTGCAATTAACCTGACTGCTTATGCTACAAACACTGATGTATTTGCCGAAGATGCTGTCACAGTAACTGATCAGTATGTTGGTTTGTTCTATCCTAGTTGCCAAACAGTTGACCTGTCAGGTAGCCCAGTTGTACAACCACCAAGCCATATGATGTTGCGTACAATTGTACGCAGTGACGAAGTTGCTTTCCCTTGGTTAGCACCAGCTGGTACACGACGCGGCTTGATTGACAATGCTGATGCAATTGGTTATGTTAATGCACAAACAGGCGAGTTTGTGACTATTGCCACTGGTCAAGGTGTACGTGATGTCCTGTACGAAAACAAGATCAATCCAATCACATTCATTCCAGGTAGCGGTATTGTCAACTACGGTAACAAAACAATTGCTCCTAGCCCAAGTGCATTGGATCGTATCAACGTAGCTAGACTAGTTGCATACATCCGTGGTCGATTGAACGAAATTGGTAAGACATTTGTGTTTGAACCAAACGATCAAATCACACGTAACGAAATCACCAACGCCATTACTGGACTGTTGGTAGATCTGGTTAACAAGCGTGGTATCTATGACTACTTGGTAGTTTGTGATTTAAGCAACAACACACCAGCTCGTATTGATCGCAATGAATTGTATGTTGATATTGCTATCGAACCAGTTAAAGCAGTTGAATTCATCTACATTCCAGTTCGTATTAAGAACACAGGTGAAATTGCTGCAGGCAACACAGCTAGTTCTGCGGTGGTATAAACCGGCAGAAGTAAAAGAAAATGGGGCTCGAAATGGCCCCATTTTTTTGGTCGCAAAGATCATAAATAATTACATATAGGAGATACACAATGTCCGTTTCATCACTAACTAGAATGACGGTGCCTTTGGCAAGCGATCAGAGCAATCCAAACCAAGGTCTACTGATGCCCAAGCTCAAATATCGCTTCAGAGTGATGTTTGAAAACTTTGGCGTTTCTACCCCAAGAACTGAATTAACTAAACAAGTTATAGACTTTCAGCGTCCAACAGCAACGTTTGAAGAAATACCAATTGACCTGTACAACAGCAAAATGTACCTGGCTGGTAAAGCAAGCTGGGAAACAATCACCGTTAACCTGCGCGATGATGCAGGTGGTCAAGTTCAGCGTTTAGTCGGCGAACAGCTACAGAAGCAAATGGACTTTATGGAACAGGCGTCTGCTGCTTCCGGTATTGACTATAAGTTTGTGACCAAGTGCGAAATCCTCGACGGCGGCAACGGACTTTCAACTCCTACTGTGTTAGAAACATGGGAATTGTACGGCTGCTTCTTAACCAGCGCCAACTACAATGACCTAAACTACGGTACAAGCGAAGCAATTACAATTACCTTGACACTGCGTTTTGATAATGCATTACAGACACCGTTGGGTTCTGGCGTTGGTACTCCAGTAGGACGCACCAACGGTGGTGTAGTAACTGGCCCAACATCTGGTATTGGACTGTAATACCGCACAATGGCATTTGGTCAAGGCGTAAACCTATATCGTAATCGAAACGACGAAACCCTTAGAGACTATCAACACGCCTCTAAGGTTTTTCGAACCAACGGGTATGCCAATGCTCCGCGTTTAAAGTTTCTATTTCACACTTACTTTACTATAAACACAGCCAACATACCAGCACTACAAAGCATATACGGTGCTGGACAACTCAGTACCATTGGAGTCTTAGTAAAATCAATTCAACTGCCACAGTTTAAAATAGCAACAGACACACTCAATCAGTATAATCGTAAAAGAGTTATACAAAAAAAGATTGACTATGAACCAGTGCAAGTAGAGTTCCACGACGACGGCGGTGACCTTATTCGCAGCATGTGGTACAACTATTTCTCCTATTACTACAAAGATCCCAGTCAGAAATACGGCAACACCCCCAACAGCAACGGAACCTTAGGCGAAGATAAGATAAACGCTGCTGGATTCAGCTACAACAATCGCGACATTTACGAAAACAATCGCGCAGTCAACGATTGGGGTTATGTTGGCGAAAGCTACAGCGACAGCACCAACAGTGCCAGTGGCAAGCCTCCGTTCTTCCGCGACATACGCATTTACGGATTTGATCAACACAAGTTTGTTGAATATGTGTTAGTCAATCCTTTGATTTCTGCTTGGAATCACGACACTTACGAATACAGTTCAGATGATGGCATCATGAAAAATACCATGACCATACAGTATGAAACAGTTAAATATTATTCAGGTGCTATCGGAAATACACGTCCAGATCAGAACGTGGAAGGATTTGCAAGCGATGCCTTATATGATACACGCCCCAGTTTCTTAGGACCACCTGGATCTACATCTACTATAACAGGACAAGGAAGCCAACTACAAGTGGGACAAGGACAAATACAAGATTTACAAGCAGGCACTGTGGCCAGTCCAGTGGGCGGTACTCAGCGTGCCGATGTTTTCTATTCGCAAAAGAAAGTGTTTGGTGAAGCAGTTCCCAGCAACAATCTAATCAATGGTACAGTCACTACCACAACCCCTACTGGAACTAGAACTGTAACTACAGAAACATTATCTGGATTCATCCCAGGCGGACTTGGTCCTATGACACTAGAACAAAAATTAGACTACTTGCGCGGTCAGCGCCAAGGACTAGCTGGCCAATCGAGGCCACAGCCGGGTGTCAACAGTAGCGGCATTAACTTTCCAACACCAGGGGCATCGTTCTAATGGGCTCAGTTAACGAAATCAATCCTAAGATAGATCTCACTGTTAGGATCTTTGATACATTCTTTGATCTGGACATAGAAGTTGATTCTAATCTATATGATGCTGTCAATAGTTTTTTTCAAAGTGTATCAGCTGACGAGTACAGTGCAAAAAGTCTAACAGCAACCTTATTCAGAATTGCTACAGAAATTAATGTTCCTGTTTTATCTTTGTTAAATCAAGTGGAAGGAAAATCTTCAATAGAAGTAACTTCTTTTATGGCCTATTACCTCAATGGAATGAGAAGCCCTAGTACATTATTGGGCACCAATGTTCCGGTCACACCCAACTACTATACTGCCCGCAATGTTGCATCATGACCAAATTTGCACAAGGTGTTTATAAAGTAGTAAATCCACAAAAATATGTAGGTAATCGTCCACCTAGATATCGCAGCAGTTGGGAACATACTTTTATGACCTTTTGCGATACTAATAATCATATCCTGCAGTGGGCCAGCGAATCAGTAACAATCCCATATCGCCACCCTCTTACTGGCAAAATGACCAATTACATTCCAGATTTCCTAATCACATACCAAGGAAGCAACGGTAAAACAGTAGCTGAATTGATTGAAATCAAGCCACGCAAGCAGAGTTTAATAGAAGGCAAGATGTCAGAGCGAGATCGTGCTATAGTTGCTGTCAACTATGCCAAGTGGGATTCTGCAACTAAATGGGCAAGTCGCAACGGTTTGACATTTAGAGTTCTTAACGAAGACCAGATTTACAGAAACGGCAAGCGTTAGCCGGTAAATACGGTATGACAAAAAAACTAGAAGAAATTTTCGGCTTTCCG